ATGACTGACTTAGAGCTTCGCATCTTTGTCCGCGCCCAACTGCTGGCGTTGCTGCCTCTATATGACATCACGGACGTTTTGGTCATCGCCAACAATCAGCCGACCACGGAAGGCCGCAACACGGACGCAGAAAAGGCCATCTATATCAGCAGCCTTGGCGAGTCTCCCGAGGGATGGCAGCAGCGCACCTATACCGAAACGCTGGAAGAAGCCGCGCTAACTCAGTCGCAGACATTCGCCACCACATTGCAAATCATGGCGGCGTGTCAGGAAACAGACACTCCGACATTCCCGCAAGCGACAGATATTTGTCGCGCCGCTTCTATGGCGCTACAATCTAGGCAGTTTGTTGACGCCCTCCAAGCCGTGAATAAGGCAAACGGAGTGCGGCGAATTACTGCGATTCGGAGGCCTTACATCGTGAACGATCAAGGCCAGTTTGAACTGATGCCGTCCTTTGATGTGACCATCACGCACACCGTAGAAAACACAACCACGGCGCCTGTAGTCACTTCGACTCAGGCAGATTTTTACAGGGTCTGAGGGCTATAGCATGCCGATTAAATCCACCCGATACGTCGAGATCACCAGCGCAGTTGCTGGCGCATCCCGAGTTCCTCAACGTGAGCTGATCGGCCTGCGTTTCACCACTGACCAGCGCGTCCCGGTTGGCGCACAAATTGAAGTCGTCAGCGGCGGCGCCGATGATTACTTTGGCTCCAGCTCGCCCGAGGCAGACTTTGCCCGCGAATACTTCGGCTATGTCAGTCCGGCCCCGGCAACTCGCCCGCGCGCTCTGCTGTTCGCTGCTTACGCCCCGACTGGTCGCAAGCCGAAGATTTACGGCTCGACCACTGTTTCCGCGCTGACTGCATTGCAGGCCATCACCGCTGGCACCTTGAGCATTCAGCTTGGCGCCGCCCCGGCAAACCTGACTGGCGTCAACCTGTCTGCCGCTCTGAGCTATGCCGCTGTGGCCACCGCCATTCAAACCGCTCTCCAGGCTGTTGGCGGCGCTCAGTACGCAGCCGCCACCGTTACCTATAACGCCGTTGACGGCATCTTTGAGATCGAGGGCGACACCGTAGCCAATGCAGCTGTAGTTGTCACCAGCGCTGGCGGTCCTAACGATCTTGCCCCGCTGCTGGGCCTGACCCAAGTAGGCCGCATCCTGTCTCCTGGCGTTCTGGCTCAAACCCCGCTGGATGCCTTTAAGGCTGCCGAGCAAGTATCCGATTCGTTCGGCACCTCTAGCGGCATCACTGCGCTGCTGGCCGATGCCACTCCGCTGGCCGAGTACATCGCTGGCGAGAACGTCAAGTACCAGCACTACTGGAGCGTTGACGCCTCTACCGCTGCAACTTGGTCGGCTGCGCTGATCGGCACCGCCTCTAACGGCCTGATCTTGAACCTGACTGCCGGCGAGTACAAGGAAGCTCTGCCGCAGGCAATCGCCGCTAGCGTGAACTACAACCGCCGCAACGCCGTTGTTAACTTCATGTTCCGCAGCCCGCAGATCACCTATACCGCAGACGTGACCAGCGACCTCGGCGCCAATCTGTATGACCCGCTGCGCGTGAACTACTACGGCCAGACTGCTATGTATGGCCAGAACATTTCGTTCTTCCAGCGCGGCTATCTGTGCGGACCTGCTACCGCACCGCTTGATATGGGCGTGCATCTCAATGAGCAGTGGCTGAAATCCCTGCTGGCGTCCAACTTCCTGAATCTGCTGCTGGTCAAAGGCATTGTCCCGGCATCGCAGCAAGGCCGTGCAGAGGGCCTGATTCTGATCAACGAAGCCGCCGAGCAAGCAAAGGTCAACGGCACTATCATTGCCGGGAAGACCCTCACTGCTACTCAGAAGATCGACATCGAAAGCATTAGCGGCGACCCGCTGGCCTTCCACCAAGTCGTCAATAATGGGTATTGGGCAGACGCTCAGATCATCCGGGTAACTGGCCCGTCTGACCTGGCCGAGTTTGTCCTGCAATACACCCTGATCTATTCCGCAAACGAGGGCGTCCGCAAGGTCGAAGGCTCTCACAACCTGATCATCTAAGGAGCGCCAAATGGCAGACGTAAGTGCAATTGGTTCCAGCCTTACCCTCAAGGCGTCCGAAACATTCCCGGCAGGGTTCGCCCTGTCGGCCTTCGCCAGCGATGCAGACCCGTTCAGCTTTGCAGACCGCGCCATTGCGGAAATGGAGCTGGACATTAACGGCAACTCCGTTACCAGAGCGCTGCTGACCCCTATCGAGCTGACAATTAACGTCACCCCGAACACCGAAGAAGCCAATAACATGGCTGTTCTGTTTGAGGCTAACGCAGCAGCTCGCGGAAAAGTGGTTAACCGTGACGTGATCACGCTGACTCAGGTTATGCCCAATGGCGCCACTGCAACCTTGAGTGACGGCATTATCACCAGTGGCCCCGGTGGGTTTGGCACTTCCGCTGATGGTCGCATCAAGTCTCAGGCTTACATTTTGAAGTTCGCTGCTGTGTCCTCGACCCGTCCGCGAATTTGACCGAGTTGCTGGCAGATAGGGTGGCCACCCGACAAGAATCCCGCTCCGATTCTTCTGCCGGCATCACTTTGGAGCAGCTAAGGAGCAAGCTGTGGAACTGATCAAGCCTAAAGAAATCACCATCAAAGACCTTGATGGCCAAGATTGCACGTTCATCATCTCTCGTCTGCCTGCCACTGTTGGGCGCGAGATTCTTGCCAAGTATCCGGTAGCTAATGCGCCCAAGCTGGGCGACTACGGCGTCAGCACCGAAGCCATGAAGTTGATGATGAACTATGTTGCAGTGCCGCGCGAAATGGGCGAGCCGCTGCAACTCAAAACCCAAGCCCTCATTGATAACCATGTACCTGACGGCCAGACGTTGATTCGTCTGGAGTTTGAAATGTTGAGGTACAACACCGATTTTTTCGGCATCGCCGGGAGCCAAGATTTCCTCGGCTCCCTGATCAAAAAGTACCTTCCGTTGATTACTTCAACTCTGATGGATTCTTTGCCGCCATCATTACGGCAGGCTTTGCAACAAGAACCGAACTCAAAACAAGCATAGACTTGGAAGAGGCGATGGACCTTTGGGAAATCGCCACTGTGAACAAGTACAATGAGTGGCTAGCGGTTGAGCACTCTAAGCGCAAGGGCGGCAGATAAGCCATGCTTCTAGATATTTTCAAGATGATTTTCGAGGCCGACACAAAAAAGGCCGAGGAAGGAATCAAGAAAGCCGAGAAATCTACGGAAGACTTGGTAAAGGAATTTTTGTCTGCCGATAAGGCCGCTGAGAAGCTTGGCGGCTCTATCAAGGACATGGCCAAAAATGCCATTGGAGCGCTTGGCGCCGCCTTAGCCGTTGCCTCGACTGTATCTGGGGCGCTTGGTCGGGCTGAGGATATTGCAGCGATTGAGAGCACTAGCAATGCGCTGAATATTGCGGTCGAGGACGTTGATGCATTCGGCAAGGCCATGACCCGGCTCGGCGGCGATGCTCAAGGCGCACGCGACTCACTAACCGACATGGCCGAGTCTATTGGCGAGGCAATGCAGGACGTTGAGTCAGGCCGAGCTAAGACCTTTGCAGCACTGGGCGTAGACCTGCGCAACGTAGACGGCAGTGCGATTAACGCCGCAGAGGGGATGTTGCGACTTGCTGAGTCTGTAGAGGGTATGAGCAAGGGCGAGGCTGTATTCCGCATCAAGGAACTTGGCATCACCGACAACCGCACGGTCGAGGCGCTGTTAAAGGGCCGCAAGGAATTGGAGCGCCTGCTTAAAGTCCAGAAAGAAGCCAACCCATTGACGGCTGAGCAGGTAAAGCGCGCCAAGGAATTGACGGAAACTATGGGGGGATGGAAGAACGCCACAAGTAATGCCGCTGCTCAGTTCTTCGATATGCTGATCCCAGCGCTTACCAAGGTTATCGGCTGGCTAACCAAGATCGTGGATTGGGCGGGCGAGCATAAGGACTTTGTGGTCGGCTTCTTCATTGCCATCGCTGGTGTGGTGGCGGCTGTGTACCTGCCTGCTATGATCAGCGCCGCAGCCGCTACCCTGGCCGCAACCTGGCCCATCCTGGCCATTGGTGCCGCTATCGTCGCAGCCGCAGCAGCCTTTGCGCTGATATATGACGACATCATGAACTTCATCGACGGCAATGATTCGATGATCGGCCAGTTGATCACGCAATATCCGATTATCGGTGACGTGATCAATACGCTTGTTGCTGCCTTCAAGCAGTTGATGGAGTGGGGCGGCGTCGCGTTTGAGTTTCTGAAATCTGGAGCAGCTAGCCTGCTGGAAGGGTTCCAGGCTTTCGGCAATGGAATCATTGCTGTATTTGAGTTCATCGGAGCCATGTGGAAGGCTCAATTTGACTTCATTATGGCCGGCGTTGATATGGTCAAAAATGGCCTAACCAGCGTTGCCGAGTTCTTTGGCTTTGGTGGGGGTGGCGAAGATAGCGTGGCTGCTGCAAACCAGCAGCTTAATGCCGCATCCACTAACCCGATGAACGCTGTGTCTAGCAATGCAATCAGCAACACGGCCAACAACAGCAAAGAGACGAATGTGCAGGTCGGCCAGGTGACTGTGCAGACGCAAGCAACCGATGCGCAGGGCATTAGCCAGAGCGTCGGCGGCGAACTGCAAACTCAGCTCAAAAACCTTGAGGCCGAGACAGCGACGGGGGTAGACCGATGATTAGCGTTGTCTCGATTCTGGACAGTGACAACTATCAAGTTCTGTTCAATGACGCCAGCTTGATGAAGCTGGACATCCTTGACGAAATCAAGGTCACTCAGTTTCAGGTAGAGGACGGGACTACCCGCTCAGACCATACTGTCAGCCTGCCTATCGTGATCAATGGCGCCATGTTGATTAACGAGAATGCGCGGGTAGCGTTTACCAATCTGCGCCAGGCGTACCTAGACAACCGGCTGCTGATCATTCAGACCCGAGTTAATAGTTATCCCTCGATGCTGATCACCGGCATCCCGCACACTGAGACGATTGATAACCTGCTGGGCGTTACCGTCAATATACGGTTTGAGGAATGGCGCACCGTGGCCCCGGTCTATGGTGAGTTGCCGCTAGGGACTACGCGCAACCCTGCGCAGTCGTCCACTGTCAATCGTGGCCAGCAGCAGACCACGAACGCAGACGCAGAGGCTGGAGCAGAGCCGCGCCGGAAGGGCAGTATCCTGTCTGGAGTGTTCAACTGATGCAGCAGATTCAGCTAGCCGCAGTACCCAATCAATCGCTGTCGTTCACGGTTGACGGGAACTTGTGGCAGATCACTATCAAGCAAGCCGTCACCAGCATGATTATGGATGTTGTGGTGAATGATCAGGTGCTCATTAGCGGCACGCGCATTCCTGGCGATGACTTTATTCTGCCGTACCCTTATATCGGCGTGCAGTTCGGCAACCTCATGCTGACCACTGAGCGCAATATGCTGCCTGACTACACTCAGTTTGGCGCGACTCAACAGCTTTTCTACTGGACTCCCGAAGAAATGGAGGCGCTCAGTGGATGAAGTTGACCGCAGGGTTATCCGGGTAGGTATAGAGATTGGTGGCCGAATCAATTTCTACGAGGGATTGCGGGTAAAGGCGAGCGGGACCAAGTACGCTAACCCGTTGCAGAACGACTGCACCGTGACTATCTCCGGTCTATCACAAGCAACGCGCGACAGACTTTTGACGGATACCAGCCCGTTTAACCCGTCGCCAGTTCCAAAGCGACTGATTGTTGACGCTGGCCGCGAGTCATACGGCACTTTCCGCCTGTTTATTGGCGACATAACTAGCGCCGAACCATCTTCCCCGCCTGACGTGGATGTGATCATTAAGGCGAAAACCGAGAACGCCCAGGCGATGAACGTGGCTGCCGTGTCTGCTGGTCCTTCTGCGCGCGTTAGTGCGATTGCTAAACAGGTAGCCAGCACGTTAGGCGTTGGGCTGCTGTTCGAGGCTATGGACAAGAGCGTGGCAAACTGGAGCTATACCGGCCCCGCCTTAAAGATGATCCGCAGGCTTGAGGAAATGGGCGGCGTCCGTGCGTTCATAGATGATGATTTGATGATCGTTAAAGATATGGGCCGACCGATTCGCGGCGCTGTTCGCATCTTGAACATGGATAGCGGCCTAGTCGGCATCCCGAAAGCGACCGAGAAAGGTCTAGACGTAACTTTCCTGATTGACCGAGAGACTCGATTAGGTGGATTGATCCGGCTTGATAGTAGAATGAACAAGCCTTTGAACGGTGACTACGTTATTGACCAGCTCAAGTTTGACGTGGCCACGCACGAAGACCCGTTTTTCTACCAAGCGCAGTGCTCCAGACTATGACCAACATCAATAAGCCGAACACAGATGCTGCTAATGAAGGCAGCCTAGCCGGGCAGATGGATGCGTTTATCGGTGGCTGGGTCAGGGATAACCTAGACGACATGTTGCCGGCCACTGTCGTTAGCTACGATCCGCTAAGCAATCGTGCGGTGATCAAGCCTCTTGTGATGATTGGCACGACTGACGGCGCCAAGCGTTCCCGCGCTCAGGTGGCGAATATTCAGGTGTTCCGGTATGGGGCTGGCGGTTTCTTCCAGCGCTACCCGGTCAAGCCTGGCGACTTCGGCTGGCTGAAAGCCAATGACCGCGATATTAGCCTAGTGCTACAGCGTGGTGGTTTGGAGGATTGGCCAAACACCAAGAGGCGCCATAACTTCTCTGACGCCATGTTCTATCCAGATACCATCAAGGATTGGGTAGTGGCTGGCGCAGATACAGACGCTATGACGCTGCAAAGCCTCGACGGCCTATCAGTGGTATCCATAGCTGCTGACAATATTGAAGTTCGGCAGGGCGCAACAAAGACCCGTACAGACGCAGCCGGGATAACGTGGACTGCTGGCGGGCATGTAATGACTATGACCGCTGCCGGCCTATTCTTTGACGGCAAGCGCATAGACAACCTTCACCAGCACCTTAACGGCACACAGCCTGACGGAAATACGGGGGTGGTTCTGTGAGAACTTTCCTAACAGACGAACATAACGACTTTGTGCAGGACGCCTCAGGCAATCTGGTCATCACTACCGGGCTAGAGGCCGAGGCCCAAGAGTCGCGCCACTTCGCAGCCACTCAGCGCGGGGAGATGATTCACCAGACCCAAAACGGCGTGCCGTTCTTCCCGCTGACGTTTGGCGCGTTTCCGTCTATCCCGCAGTTTGAAGCCGCTATTGCTGATCGACTGCGCCAATCTCCTGACGTTGTGGAAGTGTTAAGCGTCGAAGCTAGTCAAGTTTCTGACACTTTGGTTTATACTGCACAAATCAGAACCACAACCGGCGTGACGACTATCAATGGCTAGCTATCAGTACATCACCAGCACCGGAGTCATCGTCCCCGATACCGCTACCACTCGCGCAGAGGTTGAGGCTGAATTTCGCGCCATCTTTGGCGCTGATATGCCGGTTGACCCGTCCACCCCGCAGGGTGGGTTTATTACCATGCTCACCCAAGAGCGTGACGGGATCGCACGGAACAACGCAGAGCTTGCAAACCAGATCAACCCAGACCTTGCTGGCGGCGTGTTCCTTGACGCGCTACTGCGGTTCACTGGCGGCACCCGAGAGCCTGCCACCTTTTCCACCCTTTCAGGCGTAGAGCTTGGCGGCGTACCACTTACCCTGATCCCTGCTGGCTCGCTGGCATCGGTTGAAACGACCGGCGCACTGTTTGAGCTGATAACTGACGTCACGCTAGACGCCATTGGCGAAGGACTCGGCAACTTCCGAGCGCTTGATGCTGGCCCGATTGAAGTACCGGTAAACGGCTTGAACGGCATTGCCTCTGGTGTGCTTGGCTGGGAAACCGTATCTAACCCTACCGTCGCAGTGCCTGGACGACTTGCCGAAGGCGATATTCCCGCCCGCCTGCGACGTCGCAGCACACTTGCGCTACAGACCATTTCCATCGTCGAGGCCATCTATGGCGCTCTGTATGACGTAGAGGGCGTGCAGTCGCTGAGCTTCCGAGAAAATATCGCCAGCACTAACCAGACTATCGACGGAATTTTGATGGTGCCGCACAGCGTCTATGCGTGCGTAGATGGCGGCGCAGATCAAGACGTTGCACAGGCGCTGTATCAGGAGAAAACCGCAGGAGCTAACTACAACGGCACGACAACCGTTAACGTCACCGACCCCCGTAGCGGCCAGATTATCCCGGTCAAGTTCTCGCGCCCTTCCGAGATAACTACCACTCTCCGATTCACCATTGCTCCAACCGCATTAGATGCCGCGAATATCATTCCTGACGCTGTGATCGCCTATCGTGACGGCGAGCTAAACGGTGATCGCGGGTTTACTGTGGGAAAGGACGTTTCCCCGTTTGAGCTGGCCGGCGCAGTGCATCAAGTTGAGCCGTCTATCTTTATCAAGCTGGTAGAGATTTCCACTAACGGTGGCGTTAGCTGGTCCTCGTCTACTCTGGCCGTGAACATTGATCAGGTAGCGCGCATCGCCCGCGCATCTGTGCTTGTGGTGACGGCATGACAGATACCATCCAGACATTTGATCCTGATGTTGACGTAACGCCTTCTATCCTCTGGCAGTACGAAAACGCTAGCAAGTTTGTTGCGCTGATCCTGTCGCAGCAGGCATGGATTGAGGAGAATCAGAACAAGTTCTGGACTGACTGGTTTCGTGATGTATTTGACGTAGACACGGCAAATGACTTTGGTCTGTCGGTGTGGTCGCGCATTCTCAACATTAATCTGTATGTAGATGCGCCGCCCACCACTGGTAATGGCCGTTGGGGCTTCGGGCAGTATCGTAGCAACTTCAACCGCGCTGGGTTCGGTCGTAACAGCCAAGGCGTTATCGGCCTGACGCTTGAGCAGAAGCGAATCATCATCAAGCTACGCATGGTGCAGCTAATCACTCGCCCGACTGCTTACTACATCAATGAGCAGCTAGACCGAGTGTTCAACACTGACACCAAAAAGCTATACGCTTACGATACGCTTGATATGTCTGATATCGTATATGTATTCAACTATCCGCCAGAAAGCGCAATTGAGTTCATCCTTCGGAACTTTGATATTTTGCCGCGCCCGTCAACGCTTGGCGTTCGCTGGATTTACTCTTATACGCAGGCATGGGGATTTGGCCCGTACCGCCTGAACTTCAATAACGGAAACTTCTCAGGAGCCGCATAATGGCTAAAAAGTTTGAGATACCTTTTGCCTTTAGTGGCGACAAAACAGCGGTTCCGGTTGGGGTTCAACCTGACGGCAGCGTTAGCTATACCAACGGCTTTGGACCTGACTATGAGCTAGATAAGCTGGTCGATCCGGTAAACGCCAAAGACGTTCCCCGAGATCAGACAAACCAACTGTTCTTTGATACCACCGATGCTATCGGAGAGCTTCAAGAAAAAGGCTTTGCTCCGTGGTCTAACGACATGAACTACGCAGCAAAAGCCTTTGCGCTTGGCCCTACTAATGGCCTGCTGTATGTCGCGCTTCAAGCTAGCGGCCCTTCCACTACTGCGCGCAATCCGGAAACCGAGCCAACCTATTGGGAGCGGTTTGCCCTACGCGGCATGATTGCGTTTACCTCTGCCGGCGTTACTGCGTGGACTGTTCCTCTTGCAATGCAGCTTGGCATCATCAAGCCGAAAGTCACCGTCACTGGTGCTGGTGGTGGTGGCTCTAAGATTTCCGGCACAACTGGCGTTGGCGGTGGTGGCGGCGGTACTACTATCGGCGTTGTTGACCTGACCGGCGTTACCTCCGTTTCAATCACTGTTGGTACGCCTGGTGCAGCTGCTGCCGGCTCTGCGCCTTCTGCCGGCTCCAATGGCGGCACTTCTTCCTTTGGTGCCTTCCTGAGCGCTACTGGTGGTGCTGGTGGCAACACGGCAGGTAACAAAGCAGTAGGTGGCGCAGGCACTGGCGGCCTTATCAACCTTGACGGCGGATCGGCTAACGGCGTGCTCGGCAATGGCGACGGCGGCGGTTCCTATTGGGGCCAGGGCGGTCTAGGCCCGACTTCTGGCTCTGGCGTCGGCAGCACTGGCTATACCTTCGGCGCTGGCGGCGCTGGCAGCTCTGGCAACCTTGCTGCCGGCGGTGGCTCTGTTGGTATTGTGGTGATCGAATGGTAAACATATATCGCTGGGGAAGCCGCTACGGCGGTAACGACTGGTGCTTTGTCCGCACGCCAGCCGATTATCGTGAGACGGGGAAGCCGCATGAGCTGGTAATCCTGAATCACGGCAACGGCTGGATCATGGACGGCACCGAGGCTACTGCTAACTTTTCTGAGAAAACCCAGTTTGGCGTTGATTCTCAAAACGGCGGCGAGTACCTGAATACCAATCGCCCGGACTATGTGCAGTATTCAAACCCGCTGATTGAAGCCCTGCTAGCGGAAGGCTTTGTAGTGGCTGGCGCGCAGAATGACGGCCAGAACTATTCCGAAGGATCGGCAGGCTACGGCAACGAAGAGACGCGAACCAACATCATAGACTTCGTGTCGCACTGCCAGCGCAATTACAACGTCACCGATTACTGTCACATGATCGGTGCTAGCAACGGATGCCTTGCAACACTCAACGTCGCAATGATCACCCCGCCAGGCTTTATCCGTTCTGTTACCCTGCTGTATCCACTTATCAGCCTGTACTACGCATGGAAGGTTAGCCATAACTATGGCGTGCGCATGGCCTATCCTGGCGCGACTAGCTTTAGTCAGTTCACCGACATTACGCGCGGCCATGATCCGCTGACATTCCAAGTCACCCGCACTAACTTGGTTTCGTGGACAAACGAATCAGACTATGCAAATGATGCCTCTCAGCCGGTGACGATCTACAAATCGACCGCTATTAGCTGGCCTCGCATATACTGCATTCACAGTCCGAACGACACAGTAACCCCGAGCGCCAACCATTGGGTTCCGTTTAAAAAGCTGTTGCTTCGCAGCCATTGCAAGCATCTGGAAAAGATTGTGGCTGGCCAACATGGTGACTATCGCCATTTTGACGTGGCCAGCATCATTAGTTGGATTAAGAGGTGATTTTATGTGGGCACTGATTGAAAATAGCGTTGTTCGTGAAGTGACGGACATTGATCCTAAAGGCCGTTTTCCTGAGTCTATGGAATGGGTGAAGTGCGATCGCTCTACTCAGGAAGGCTATTTGTATGACGGCAAGAAATTTTCCAAACCTGCCCCGTCCGCTGTTGACGTTGACGCTCTTCTGCGCCAAGCCTACGCCGCAAACTCTGACCACCTGTTTATGAAGTGGCAGGCTTCCGGCCTAGACGCTGACAAACAAACTTGGCTCAAAGCGCGAGAAGAAGTCCGCGCAAGTGTCCTGGCTCAGCTCGGATAAGGCTTAGGCATGGCAGACGAAATGAACAGCATTCCTCCGCGCGTGGGATCGCTAGAAATGGACGTTCACACTGTAAAGCACCGTCTTTCCGTGCTTGAGGAAACACACCGCGACCTTCCACATAGGATGACTAAGGTGGAGATTGCCGTGGAGCGTCTGCCAGTGATTGATAAGCGCCTTGAGCAGCTAGAGGACCAAGTGACCAAGGGTTTTAACAAGGTGCTTGGCGCGGTTGGTGGTGCTGGTTTCATTCTCGGCCTGATCGAGTTCGGCCCTAAGCTTCTCAAAATCCTTGGGGGTAACTAATGCCAGCTTGGGCAGCATGGATAGTTGGTCTGGCATTGATGTTTCTGGTTGGCCTGATAACTGGGTTTGGTTATGCAACTGAGGCCACAAGGGCAACAATTGCAAACGAGTGCAGGAAGGCCGAGGCATTTACCGTGAAGCGCACAGGCTTCAAGTGTGAGGTAATCCGATGATCAAAGACAGCTACAGCCAGTTGCGCCGCGACGAAGGCGAACGCCTATCGGCCTATCAGGATCACTTGGGATTCTGGACTATCGGCGTCGGCATCCTGATTGACGCGCGCAAGGGTGGCGGCCTGATGCCGGAGGAATCCGAGTTCATCTTTCAGAACCGCTTAAAGCTGCTGAATGCCGAGCTAGAAAAGCGTCTGCCGTGGATTAAGAAACTTGACCCGGCTAGGCGTGGTGTACTCGTCAACATGGCTTTCCAGATGGGCGTTGCTGGCCTGCTGGGCTTCAAGAATACCCTTGCACTGATCGAGCGCGGCGAATACGAAAAGGCATCGCGCGAAATGCTAGGCAGCAAGTGGGCGCAGCAGACTCCAGCGCGGGCTAACCGGCTTAGCGTGCAAATGAGTTCGGGGGTCTGGCAATGAGCGCGTTCCTCGCTGCACTGCCGTTGATTGGCAGCCTTCTGGACAAGGTATTGCCTGATGCCGACGCAAAGGCTAAAGCGCAGCTAGAGCTTGCCAAACTCGCTCAAGATGGTGAGTTCAAGGCGCTTGATATGCAACTTCAGGTCAACCTTGCACAGGCCAAGATCAACGAGATCGAGGCCGCATCGTCTAACCCTATGGCCGCAACCTGGCGCCCTGCTGCCGGCTGGGTATGCGTGTTTGGCCTTGGGTATGAATTCCTGCTGCGCCCGCTACTGCCGTGGATTTTGGCGGTGTGCCAGGTTCCCGATGTGCCGGCCTTGCCTAGCCTAGATGACGTGCTAATGGAGCTTGTATTCGCCATGCTGGGTATCGGCGGTATGCGCACCTTCGAGCGCTCGCAGCGAGTCAAAAAGATCGTCGAGGCTGCGAACACAGGTCGATAACCCTAGACCCTGTTCGCAGATCACTACCAACATAGTGAACCACTCTAGGCGCCGGGCATTCATGTAGAACGCTCGGCCCCTTGATTGGCCCTGCGACGATTGGCGCCAGCGTAGCCCAGCATAGCCAGACTGCGCATATCGCCATGCAGTCTCCGGCAATGCGCCGGCTGATCATGCCTTAGCCTCCAGATAGAACCACTTACCCGATTTGTGCGCACGCTTCTCCGCAGGAGTAAACCAGCGCTGGCCTACTGCCGGGCATAGCGTGCATTTGATATGCCATGGCGTTGTGAATATCCAGTTATGCAGGCACATGGTTACTTGCCTAAGAAAGCGTCTATGCGCTTAATCGCCGGGTGCTTTGTGCTAATCCATACTCCGCACTGATCGGCATCATTTTCGGGCGTGCAGTTGATCATTCTGCGCAGTATGGATAAAAGCTCCCGCGCCTCTGCCAGCTCGGCCCTCAAGTCACCGATGTACTGATGCGCTTCCTCTAGCGCGGGCTTGTGTACTTCGGAAAATGCCTTTTCCCACTTAGCCAGCTCGGCGGCTTGTGCGTCGCGTTTATCGCATGCGCTTGCCATCCCGGCCCGCAGTAGCGCAAGAACGTTTCCATTTTTGTGCTCTGAAAGCTCTAGGAATACCCGATCAAACTCACTGGCAAGCACATATTCCCCATGCCGGCCCTCGCGCATATCTCCAAGCGCATCAGGACTGTACCGCTTCACTTCCCGCATGATGTTTTCTCCCAGTCTGCGAGGGCTTCGTCGATGATTCCGACCACATGCGGGCTGTCGGTATAGCCGCGAACCTGCCGCAACGCCTCCACCAACTTCCCGGCCTGCTGGCGGTGCTGGGCGAGGATGCGGCGGTGCTGGGCGACGGTCATAAGTTCGTCAGTGGTTACGCTCAGGTAGTGCGGCAGCCAATTTTTGTACTGCACCTTCGCGTCAACTTGATTGACGTTGAACGCTCGGCGGGTTCGCGGCGGGTTTACTCCGGTTGTCACCCACGCCACCACCTCCACTTCCTCCCCCGCCTGCCCACCCATATCGGCGGCGTCGGCGGGAGGGGTGGCGAGTAGGGCTGCTAACTCTGCATGCAGTTCTGTAGCCACCTTTCCGGAGGGAGCGGCGCAAACGTGCCGAGACAAGAAGGATTCAATGCGTTCCAGCAGTGGACGCAGCTCGCGGCTGATCTTGATGGTGTCGGTCATGGGCGGGGCTCCTTGGCTTTGTGCTGCTCGACAAGGCTCAGGTAGACAGCCTCCAGGGTCTTGATGGTGACTTTTCTCCAGCTCCCTACCATCGCTGTGGGCCGCATGCCGTCGAAGTCATATCGAGAACGCGTTCCAACGGTAGCCGTGCCGTCTTCATTGAAGTCAGGCGGCACCGGACGATATAGGTACGGGTCATGGCGCTTGCAGGCCTTGAGCCAACGGTCGTTGAAATCAAACTGATCGTCAGTCCAGCGCCATGAAGGGTGGCTTTCAAGTGTAGGTCTGTGCAAAAAGCTGACGCCCACGTTAGACCACCAGCACTCACCGCCATCAACGATGCTCTTGCATAGGTAGTCGTTGTCGCCATTGGGTAGCTTTCGCATTTCCAATAGCCAAGACAGTCTCCACTTACTTTGTGGCGCACACTCTAGACGAATCAGGTCTCCTATCACTGGCTGTCTATCGCCACCTAAGCCGCAGCACACAAAGCCAACTGAACCGCCAAACGTGCGCGGATATTTGGAATCAGGATCATCGTGAATCCGACTCGCGCTGAAGCTAATCAGGTAGTCGATTATTGCCTCTCTGGCGCGACTGTAGCTCGCTGGCTTTAATTGGCTCACACCTCACCCCCGCTCTGCTTGTCGTGGGCGCCGATAGCTGCGCGCCAGTCACACGTATCTTTCTCGGCTTCCTCGCGGCTTCCACGCAGAGGGTGTTCAGGATGAACGGTTGATGTGTAGCCGGTCACGCCATCGGCGCGGAACCGGCCTATTGCCACTGCATCCTCCGGGCTGTGGACGTGACCGCAGACGCTGCATGGTTTGCTCACGGCTTCACCTCCCCGCTCTGCTTGTCGTGGGCGGCAAGGGCGTCAGCAATTTCGTCGGCCCGCTCGACAGACTCGCGGCTGGCATAGCTCAGATCGCCGTAACCGCTGACGCTGTAGCCGATAAGCTGGGCTAGCTGCATGCGTTCGTCTGCGTCGAAATCCATGGCGCCACGCTCTACGCGCTCGCAATACTGGCGAAGCAGCTCTCGGCTGATCTTGATGGTGTCGGTCATGCGCTTATTTCCTGTTCGGCAATTTCGGCTTTCAACGCCCGCCATTCTTCGCTGGAGAAGTGGCACTGCTTGCCGGCGTCTTCGCAGTCGATGCAGCAGTAGGCGACCGTCTGATGACGCTTCCTTCCCCTAAAGTGGCGGTCCTTCGTCCTGATCAGGTAGTACGGCTCATTGAAGCCGAGTGACTTCTTGCAGTAGAAGCAGGTCCCGAGGCTCACAGTCTCACCTCCAGCAGCTCGCGCAGTTCGGTTGGGATATGGGTCATGGGCGGGGCTCCAGTCGCTTTGCAATGTCCTCGCCGTGAACACGGGCGCCCAGGTATTCGGCGCCGCATCGCGGGCATTCAACAAAAACTTGAAAGTGGTTCCTGCCGATGCCATCGACTACCGGCCCAACGATCCGGCTAGGGTAGCTTCCAGTTACGGGGCGGCGGCCCCACTGGAAGTCCTTTACCGGCTGATGGCCGAACAGGGCGCAAAGCATGCTCACACCTCACCCCCGCTCTGCTTGTCGTCGGCGGCAAGGGCGTCAGCAATTTCGTCGGCCCGCTCGACAGACTCGCGGCTGGCATAGCTCAGATCGCCATAGCCACTGACGCTGTAGCCGATCAACTGAGCAAGCTGCATACGGTCGTCATCGCTAAAGTCCATGCGGGCCAGCTCGTTAAGGCTGCAACCACGCGAGCTGGCGTAGTCGAGCAAGTGGCGCACGATAGCGTTCTGCTTGAATCGGATCACGCCGTGCTCTGCAAAGACGATTGGCTGCATCGGTTGTCCCGCCACGCCCTGAGCTGGCGCGGGCTGGGGTGTGGTGTTAAGGCGCAGCACCTCGTTCAATGCATCGTTAAAGCCAGATGCATAGTGATTGTCTGCGACAAACGGCTTCATAGGCTCAGGCAGCACCAATGCCACCGGCTCCTGCCCCACCTGCTGCGCCTTGTAATAGTCCATCTTGTGCTCAAGCTCGCGGATGCGGCTCGACTGCTCGACGCAGCCCATGCAGACCTCAGCCTTCGGCTTTTCCTGCTGCGCCTTGAGCGCGGCTAGTTCGGCGCGGAGGCGCTGGCACTCGGCGTTGTGGTCGTCCCATGTGACGTATTCGCCAATAGGGCTTTCGTCCATTTCCCAATCAGGGCCGCCGATTTCATATCGCTTCACTTCGCTCATACGTCACCGCCTTGGGTCGGAGCTGCTGGCAGGGACATCCAGTGAGTGACGGAATCCATGGTCAGGCCGTGACGTTCGCCAATGGCGCTCCAATACATGCCGTTATCGTTGATGCCGTTCGCCCAAAGCCAACCCGCTCCAGTCCAGTTAGCTTCAAAATCATCGCAGCCAGTGTTCATCCACCGGTTTTCATCCAGCAGCGCGACGACAGTGAATGCCTCCGGCAGCCGCTCGCTAACCGGAATCCATCGCTCCACCTGCTGCCCTTGCGCAATGAACGGTTCGCCCATGCGCGTTTCGCCCTGAGCCTCCAGCACCAAGGAGTCGATGATCTGATCCTTCTGCCGCAGAGCCTTTTCGGCCTCCAGAGCGCGGCGCTTCCAGATGGCCAGGTCTTCGCGGGCGCCCTGGTACGGGTCTCCGAACTCGGCCCGATGCCCTTGCGCTGGCGCGGCGGCGTCGAGCATGTGCCAAAGCATGGCATGCGCCGGATCATCGTCATCAGCCCAGACGCTGGTGTTCGACCTCACCCCAGCCTCGTCTCGCGGTGTGCTGACGACATAACCGGCGGCATCGCCGTCCTTGATCAGCCTCGCCGACCACCCCTCCGGCACTACCGGCGCAGGCTGCGCGGCGCGGGCTTTCCAGGCTGGCCAAAGTTGCCGCCTCAAAATGTCCGGGTTTCCGTAGCTGACTTTCTCCGCGACTTCGGCGCTAAACCACGCCTCAAACGCCTCCCGCTCCCCCGCAAACCGCTTGCACTCGTCAGCGCAGTGGTCGCTGCCGCCGCACAGGGCGCAGCCGATTGGTTCGTTCATTTGCAAATCCTCTCAAAGTTCTGGTTGTAGTCCGGCCAAGTCTTCTCGGCCACCATCTTGCAGTACATATCCTGCTTTTCCTTGGCATCCTCATAGCTGGCGTGGCCAAGGGTAAAGATCAGTAGTGCGGCCAGTGCAGCGCACTGCGATGATGTTGAGCTTGTTCATGTGCGCTCTCCGTTGCTGATGTGCAAACTATAGCGCGCCGGACCAATCAGCAAAGCGATGGTTTTTCATATTGGCGACGCTAAACTTGAGCCGCGCTCACTTCACCCCGTGCTTGCGGTTTGCATCACGGAAACCAGCTAGCCAGGCGCAGCGCTTGCCAATCTGATGGATGCCATAAGGGCAGTCATCATTCTTGCCGGCGTTTCGGCCTTCCTCCTCCTGCCTGTAATACTTGTGATACCTGCAATGTATGCTCATGACCATTCCTCCCGTAGTACAGCGTTTCGCTTAGCCTGAGCCGTTCCCCGCTTGCCGAACTTAATCGGCTCCGGCTTAGCCTTGGCGTTCATCTTGACCAGTCCGCGCTTCTGCCCGCGAACACGGCTGGCCGAGTCGATATTGTGGAAATTCCCTGTTGTGTCCCGCTGCATGATGGGCGAGGTCTTAACCTTTCCGTGCGACTTCTCGTAAGCCTTCATCATGCGCGCCAGTTCTTCTCGCTCTTGGTCGAGTAGGGATGTGGTGTGGTGGATCATGCGTCGCCTCTCGCCTTAGCAAGGATTGCGCGGGCTTTCTGTTCGGCTTGACGTTGCTTGTCCGACTTACTGCAAACCGAGCAGTATTCGTCTCGACTGCACAAGCACATGCCGCCAGACGTGGCATCTAGAAGGCCGCTAAGAGCCTCTAGAAGCCCGTGAGTGCATTGCAAGAGGTTAACGTTTGCGCGCAATTCGTTATGGCCTGCTACCCCTGTGTTAGTAGTAAACGTGCAGACAAACTTAGTTGTTTCTGGGATTGCAGAGCAGCTAGTAACAAGCCATGGGCCTTTAGTGTGACGTTCCATCTTCTTACCTCAAATAATGCTGATAGCGTTCTGCTGGTGACGCAGGAACTCGGCGTCAATCTCCAGCCCAATGGCCAATACCCGAGCCTGTTCAGCCATGCGGATGCCGTGGTCGGATACGTTTAGAAGTGCCTTGGCATGGCGCTGTTCGTCGCGTAGTGCGCGGATGCGTTGCTGGTGGGTCATGCTTGCTTCTCCTTTGACGCGATAAGGTCTCTGAGTAATGGAATGCGACGCCGGCTAACGGGAATGGCCTTTTCTACACCCTTCACCGTCAACCATGCGTCACGCTCTGCCCATCGGCGGTACATGACTAGGATCAGGCTGCGGCGCACAAGGTATGCCCTGTGAACGCGGATGAAGTCCGACAGTTCAGCCTCCAGACCAATCAGCGTGTAGTCCGTCAGTATTTCGCCCGTCTTTGTGTGAGCCGTGACGTACTTCTGGCCAGACTGGAAATAGAGCACGCCGTCCAGATCAAGCACATGGCGATCCCCGCGCCAGTCTAGATAGGTTAGCTCGCGCATTATTTGATACTCAGGGACGGCTTGGTTTCCAGATGCGCGCCAGGTACTTCCTTACCAGCCTTGATAGCGTCGGCAATCGCAGTCTTGTTCGGCGCCTTGGTCCAGCGCACATAGTCGCTATCGTCAGGCAGCAGGCTTTCGTCATCAATCACCACGGACGGGCGACCTTTGCCGAGCTTGGCGGTAAACGATCCGTCCAGCGCCTTGATTTCTGTGATTCCTGCTTTCTCCATGTTGGTACGCAGATACTCCCGCAGGTTGTCGGCGCGCTTCTCCAGCGCTTTGCGGCGGTCGCTGATGCGTTTCTCCACAGCCTTGATGGCATCCACTTCGGCATCAAGGTTGAGTGTGAAGGCTGCGACAGCTTCGCCCTTTTTCAGCAGCTCGCCACCCAGCGCTTCCAGGGTGTCGCGCACTACCTCTTCCGGCAGGTCAGCGTTGCTCAGCTCATGCAGGGCTTGGCGGTATTCTTCGGTCATGTGGTACAGGGAAAGAGTCATCGTTGTTACCTCTGGTTAGGCGCGTCCTTGCGCCGGGTATGCGCTAGAAAGGAATATCGTCGTCGTAGCTGTCGTAATCGGCAGCCGGCTGCGGAACAGAGTTAGCAGGCGCTGACTTCTTCGCAGGTTTGCTTGCCTGCTGCTGGCCTTCAGACTTTCCGCCTAGCAATTGCAGCGTGCCGTTCATGTCCACAACAACCTCGGTGGTGTAGCGCTTGACGCCATCCTTTTCCCATTCTCGGGTCTGCAAGCGTCCTTCGACGTAGCACTGGCTGCCCTTACGCAGGTATTCACCGGCGATCTCGGCGAGCTTGCCGAAGAACACCACGCGGTGCCATTCGGTACGGTCCTGCTGCTGTCCGGTCTGCTTGTCCTTCCAGCTATCAGTTGTAGCCAGCGTGACATTTGTGACCGCATTGCCATTGGGAAGGTAGCGAGTTTCGGGGTCGCCGCCACAGTTGCCGATCAGGATGACTTTGTTTACTCCGCGCATTGTGCTTGCTCCAGTAGTTCTGCTTTGCGTTTGTCTTTGGCGGCATTGAGGCGCGCCAGTGCTTCATCGTTTCCGCTAACAAGGCGATACGCTGCCGAGTAAACGGATTGCAATTCGTTGATCGTCTCGCACAACGGAATGCGCTCAATAGCTTCGTTCGCTGCCTCGACTTGCTGCTGTTCCTGGCTGCGGCCATCATTCAGCCAATTCAGCAGGCGCTCACCGGTCGACGGGGTGATTACTTCCGGCTCCTTGAACAGCTTGGTACGGTCCTTGGTAGCTACCGCCACGTTGCCGTCATGCACCAGATCAAGCACGACAGTGAACTCATATTCCGAGCCGTCGCGCTGCTCTGACTTCATGCCGAGCTTGAGGATTTTCTTGCCCTCGCCCTGTACGGTTTCGGTCTTGCTTCGCATGGTGCAGATAATGTGCAGCGGGCTGGTCAGAATCTTGTCGATCAACGCACGATGGCGGGGTGTCGTCTCGTTCCAGGCCGACCAAGTGTTGCCCTTGTACTTGGCCTTGGCGATGGCGTCATTGATCTCCAGGCAGCCACCCGGCCCGGTCCATTCGTGCGAATAGCTGTCAATGATCAGCGTCGAGTAACCGGCAGCCTCTGCGGCCTTGATCGCTTCGATGTAGCGCTCGGGCGAATACGGGGCGTGCAGCTCCATTACGTCAAATTCTACTGTGTCAGCGTATAGCGACGCGCTGCCATGCTCGGTGTCAATTACAGCAATGCTGCCGCCAAGCCCGCTGGCAAGCTGCAAAGCCGAGTAAGTCTTACCGGAACCACTTGGGCCGGAAAGTGCGAGCCGTAGCCGTGCCTGCTTTCGTTCAGCCTTCTTAAACATCATCACACCTCTTGGTTATCCCACTGGCGCAGGATTGCGCTAGCGGCTTCGTTGTACGCCTTGCGGTCGTCTCCGGTGAACTGGTCAGGGTTAAACTCCCCGGTTGTGATCCAGTCCAATTGAGCTTGTAGTGCTGGTGTTTGCATAAGTGTCTCGGCGTCAGTTGTCTAATGACCGCTTATGGCACCTATACAGCCACAAGCATCAGTTTTGCCTCTCGGTCTACCGCACTGCTATCAGCTCACCGATATACTGGACTCGGTGCCACATCCCCCTCGCTGGCTGCCACTAGCTGCCATACGTGCCTTGAACGCTGTTTATCCCGGTCAAAGGTTGGGCGGTAGATTGTCTTGCGCTGATTGTTGAGTTTTGCTTTTGCCGCAGCAGGAGACTCTTGGTAAACGCTGCATCAGACTGGCCTAAAAACCGCTTGAGGCTGATCTGGGTAGCACCCGGGACAGGTACGCAGAGGGAAGGTTCAGAACCCTATACCTACCGGCCCAGACCAGTCTCAAACGGTCTTTGCCTGTAGAACCTTGTTTCTGCCGTGTTGCGTGTCGGTGCTAGCGACAAGTCAATAATAGCCTTCCGTGGCATCGTGTCAACTGTGAATCTATCCAGTTAAGGATACGCCCAACGATACCTACCAACAATCACCGCCCCATCATCGGTGCGGTATTCCAAGTCTCTGCCCTTGCTCTCGACGTGGCCTGTGCGCTCAGCCTTTACCAGGCGGCCGCATGGCATTTGAATCACCAGCGGACATCCTACCGGGGGAAGTGTGTCGGAGTTATTCAAGTGCATGTCAGGCTCCAGTTGATCCAAAGCCGCCAGCACCTCGGATTGTTCCATTCAGTTCCTCAACCTCGCACGGAATTAACCGCGCAACCTCATGCAGGACCATCTGCGCGATTCGGTCGCCAGGATCGAACATCACAGACTTGTCACCATGATTGACAAGCACGGCCATTACCTCGCCTCGGTAGTCGCTATCAACCACTCCGGCCAGCACATCTACGCCATGCTCTACCGCAAGCCCAGATCGAGGGCGGATCATGCCGACATAACCAGGCCAGATATGCCAGGCAAAGCCGGTACGTACGCACTTGCGCTCGCCAGCGTGCAGCGTGAAGCCGTCAACGGCCTGAAGATCAATCCCGGCAGCTCCATCGCTACCGTATGCAGGCAGCGGGAGAGCGTGGGCGCCAATTCGGTTCAGCTCAATCATGCGGCGGCCTTCTTCTGCGATTCCTTCCAATCCTTGCGCGCATAGTCTGCGGCGTTCTTTGCCAGCGTATGCAGGCGCTTCATTACGTCATACTCAAACGCTGCGGCATAGCCAAGGCATACGCCGTACTTGATGCCGCTAACGTAGTCACTGGAGCCGCCACTGTGTCGAAGGTCATGCAGCGCGGTTTTCATGGCGCCAATGATGATTTCCGGTTGCTCAGTCATAGTCCTGTTCCTCTCGCAGTTCTTCCCATAGCTTTTCCTCGATCAGCTCGCCGTGCTTATTTTGCACGTCTTCGAGCTGGTCCTTGGTCATCTCAAATTCGTTACCATCCTCGTCAGTCTCGGTGCCGGCGATAACCTCAAACTCAATCTCGCTGTAACCGTAATAGTCCCAGTCGCTATCCCAGGTCGAGTTATTCGGCTTCACGTCCGTGACGCTGTGAACCTTGACCACAAGGTCGTAGCCGTCCAGTGATACTTCGTAATCCATCTTTCCTCCTGTTATGCCCTGCTACTGGTATGGTGGCTGGTTTAGTAAGGTTTCTCTACCTTCCCTTGGTCCTGAAGGCTTTTGACGCGAAATAGTTCGGCGAGGATGTCATCCATCACTTTGCCCATCTGGTTGCGCAAGCCGTCCTTCAAGTGACCAGCGATGTTCGCCGCGCTGTCTTTCATTTGCTTTGAGAAATCCTCGGCGCAGATTTGCGTCATAAGGTATTCAGCTCGCGTAACCGAGTTGTAGCCTCCATCAGCTTTACCTGTGCGAGGGCAGACCTTCGAAGACCAATACCCGCTGACAGTGCGCTCCAGCTCTTTGCGAATGCTAGTCGGCTCGCCTTCTGGCTGACCCCAAGCGCTGACGCGCTGATAATCGCGCTCGAAACAGTTATGCACGGTTTCGTCGATTGCTTTTTCTACCTGCGCCATTGCGCGTTCGGCAAAAATTTTGTCGAGGCGAATTTTCACTTCCCGAGCAATCAGCCCGGACAGATCGCTGTCATGACTCAGGATCTCGTCTGCGGCCTTTTCAACAATGGCGGCTTTCAGGTCTTCTTCATTAATGTTCAACATAGATTTACCCTCTCAATGCCCATCGGGCGTTTCGTTGCTGACGTGGTGAACTGTAGCGCCTGACAAAAAATCATGCAAGCGGCTTGCGCAAATATTTTTAGGCGCTATGCTGTGCAAAACCAACACGGAGGCACCAATGAAGACCCAAGACGTTATCGACTACTTCGGCAGCGTAGCCAAGGCGGCAGACGCGCTAGGCATGACCCACCAAGCTATCTATGCGTGGGGTGATGAGGTGCCTTGGACGCGTCAAGCTCACGTCCAGGCAGCGACAAAGAACCGCATCAAGAAAGACAAGGCTCGCAAACTCAAGGCAAAGGAGGGTGAGGTATGAAGCTGGTCGAGATTTTGGCGCGTGAGTTGAAGGAATGGCCGGAGGGCGCGAGTCATATCGTTAGCGCCTCGGATGGTGGCATTCACCAAACGAGAGGCGGCGCACCCGGGCATGACCAAAACGATGATGTATTGCCTTTCACTGTTCTTTCAGGGTGCGGCGATGAAGTTTTTTGGAATAACAGAAGTGTGTTTTGGCTATCCGTTGCGCCGGATGACTACAAGACGGCCATCGTAACCCGCGAAATGTGGCAAGCAGCTAAAGACAAACTGGAGGGGAAAGTGAAAGCACATAAGGCTAACAAAGATGGATGGATCAGGCATCGGGGCGGCAAGTGCCCGGTAGAGGCTGGGGCGCTGGTTGATGTGCGATTCCGATCTGGGATCACCAAAACCGTATGCGATTCCTTGTCGTTTCGCTGGGATCATACCGGCCAGCAAGGAGACATCATGGCCTGGCGTCCCCACGTCGCAACTACCGAGCAATCCACGGAGGTTGCACAGACCGTAGTTACGGAAGGCGTTAAGGCTGAATGGGAAGCCAAGCTCGCAGCAAATCCGATCCAGTGGCGCGACCGCATCCACGCTATCGACGCAGAGCAAAAGGCCGCAGACGAAGCGCACAAGGCCGCTACCGATGCCCGTACTGCTGAGCGTGCGGAGCTGGTGCAGAAGCTGGCGGGAGAGGGTTTGGCGTTGCTGGACAAGTGCCATGCTCTGATGGATGGCGTAGAGGAGCGGCATGGCGCGCCGACTGAGGATATGTCGGATTGGCGGAATTGGAATGTTGGGGACATGCTTGAAATGATAAATCCAGAGCCATGGTCGAGCATGACTATGGGCAAGCTTTATCGGATTGAGCAGCCAGAATACTGCGACGTATTTGCCGTCCTTGACGACGAAGGAATGTATATGGGTTTTGATGAATTCGACATGCTGTGTTCGGATACGCCTGCGACAGACTTCAAATGGCGCTCCCGACCCACCGCCTAACCCACTGCGCCGGCTAACCCCGGCGCTACCTACTCACAGGAGAGAAGATGGCAGCACCACACAGGCCACACCGCAGGCCAAAGCTAACGCTTAGCCAGGTGGATGAGATCCGTCGAGTGGGATACAGGCAGACAGCACGACAGCTAGCGGAAAAATACGGCGTCCACTACCGGACGATTGAGAAGGTTAGGCATGGCCAAACGTGGAGGGCCACACAGTGAGCACTAATCCATGGACACAGCTTAGCTTGCCTGTGTCGCTGAATGATCTGCTAGACGCTCGGGAGGCAGCGCTAAGGCTGCACAAGGATGCTCGCCAGCTAAACGATCAGGCGCGGGAAACGCTGGCGGCGGTTGGATCTTATCTGATGCCACATGGTGGAGAGTTCCGAGATTCACTGGAAAAGTCTCTGCATGAGCTTGACCGCAGCATGTGGCGCCGCGCTTTCGACTTGACTGGCTTCAAGCAGTTGATGGACGCAGAGGCCGTTGCAGATTTTGAGCGTAGCCTATCGCCTAAGCCGCCTGAGTTTACCGATGCCAATATCCGCGCGACATTCATTGACCTGCACATGCGGGCCGGTGAAATGTTCAGGCGCGGGATCGTTAACGTATTTCGCTATCTATCTGACGATTACAAGACAAACAGCGCAGAGCCGTTCCGCATAGGCCGCAAGGTTGTAATGGGCTTGATCATAGGGCCATCGTTCAGGCGTGGACTACAAGTACGTATAGGCTCTGGAGACCGCCTAAACGATATTGACCGAGTGATTCAGACGCTTGATAACAAGCAGTTCAAGCCGCGCCAGCTTGAGTACGCCATGAATGCAGCCTTTGAGAAAGGAGAGGTTTACGAATGCGACTACTACCGCGCCAAGGGGTTCAAGAATGGGAACCTGCACCTTGAGTTCAAGCGTGCCGATTTGCTTGATCTGCTGAACGAACAAATTGCGCTTCACTATGGCGAGAATGTGTTAGCTCACTAAATCGGAGAACATTATGACTACCGACACAAGCAAAGCCTCGCAATGTCACACGCTGCTGTCACACTTCAAAAAAGGATTCAGCATCACGCAGGGTGAAGCGCTTAACAGATACGGCATAGCACGACTGGCAAGCCGCATCAATGACCTAAAGAACGCTGGCCATACCATCGCTAAGACGATGATCGTAGTCAGCAACCGAGACGGTAATCCGTGCCGTGTGGCGCGGTATTGGATGGAATCACAGGCCATTGATGCAGCCATGCACCAAGGGTAAAATAGGCGCGTCCCTGGCGTGCTGGGGGCAACGATGCTTGGCGGCGTCGTGATTCACTCAAAAAGGTAATAGGGCGTGCTCTGATCTGTGCTTTGGGTTCATTACCTCCCAAAGTCCGCCAACCCTACGGGGACAGGTCAGAGCAGGCCCTTTTTTATGGGCTATAGGAAATGGCAAGAGCAAGAAACATCAAGCCAGCCTTGTTTAAAAACGAGGTGCTTGGCGTTGCCGATCCACTCTACACCCTTCTTTTTGAAGGTCTGTGGCTGCTGGCAGACCGTGAAGGCCGGCTAGAGGATCGTCCGCTTCGCATCAAGGCTGAGATTTTCCCCTACCGTGATAGCGTGAAGATTGACGAGATGCTGTCATGGTTGGACAAAAACGGCTTCATCGTTCGCTATCAGGTAGGCGAAGGTCGATACATTGAGGTGCTGAACTTCAACAAGCACCAGAACCCACACAAGAACGAAGCACCGTCAGAAATCCCTGATAAATCATTAGGTTGTATTGGTTCCGAAAAAATCGGTACTGATTCCGAGGTAATCAAAACCGCTCCGGCTGATTCCCTCTCTTCTGATTCCCTCTCTTCTGATTCCCTTAACCTGATTCCTGATTCCCTCATACCGTCATCTCGCGATGACGACTTGTTCGCTCGGTTTTGGAATCTGTACCCGAGGAAGGTGGGAAAGGGAGCAGCAGAGAAGCAATGGCGAAAGCTCAACCCTGATAACTTGCTCTTTGAGCGCATAGGTCAAGCGCTGGCGCAGCAATGCACGATGCCTGCTTGGGTCAAGGATGGAGGTCAATTCATTCCGCACCCGTCAACATGGCTGAGCCAGAGGCGGTGGGAGGATGAACCCCCGAAACCGACAGCGGCGCAGGGCAGGCACCACGGGTTTGATAATCGGGACTACACGCAAGGCGGAGAGACGGTTTATGAGCTTTAACTTTGTTGATTACCAAGGCGAGTGCGAGCAGCACGGGCCATTTACCGGACGCATCATGACCGGCCTGAAAAGCGAGATTCGATCCGGTTGCCCGGTATGCAGCGAAGAAAAACGGATTGAGCGAGAAGCAGAGGAAGCTGAGCAGCGCAGGAAAGACGCAGAGGAATCTAGGAAGCGGTACATTGCTGGAAAGCTGAAATCGGCTGCTATACCGCCACGCTTTCAGGGTAAGTCCTTTTCTGATTACGTTGCTGACACTGACAAGCAGGCTAAGGCTCTTGCAGTTTGCACCGAGTACGCTGAGAGCTTTGATAGCCATTACGACGCTGGCCGCTGCCTATTGCTTATGGGTAAGCCAGGATGCGGAAAGACTCACCTAGCTGCCGCAATTGCGGCCTATCTGTGCGAGAACACTAGATACTTTGCGGTCTATCGCACGCTGCCTGGATTGATTCAGGAGATTCGCGCGACCTATGGGCAGGATAGCGAACAGAGCGAGGCCGACATTCTGCACGCTGTAACGTCTTGCGCGCTGCTGGTGCTGGATGAAATCGGCGCCACCAAGTCATCCGAATTCGAGCTGTCATTGCTATTCAACGTAATCAATACTCGATATGAGCAAAAGCTCCCGACGCTGATCGTTTCCAACCTCGCGCCGGCAGAGCTTGGCTCAGCTATTGGCGACCGTTGCGTAGATCGCCTGCGCGAAGGTGGCGGCATTGTTGTCGCGTTTGATTGGGAATCCAGGCGGAGGCAGATCAAGTGAAGCCAACAACCGCCCAAGCAGCCACGGCAAACCAGCTCAAGGCACAAGGCTTTGCCATCCTAGAGCAAGACTGCAAGATCATAAGGATGGCCCGTGGTAACGATTACAGGATCGTCCAGCAGGACGGTACGCAGAAGCGTGCGTATGGAGCCATGCGTTGAATGACTTTCACGCAGACTGAAATCAACGTGAAAAAGTATCACCACGATGCTGAATCTGCGGTGCTACAGTCACCACATAGTCACTAACCAGAGAGGAACACCATGAAAACCTACACTCAAGACCAGCTGCAAAAAATCATCGCTAAGCATCAACTTTGGCTGAATGAAGAAGAATGCGGAGAACGCGCCAACCTGAGCTACGCCGACCTGCGCTCCGCCGACCTGAGCTACGCCGACCTGAGCTCCGCCAACCTGCGCTACGCCAACCTGAGCTCCGCCAACCTGAGCTACGCCAACCTGAGCTACGCCGACCTGAGCTACGCCAACCTGAGCTACGCCGACCTGAGCTACGCCAACCTGAGCTCCGCCAGCGATATACTGTGTGTTGGCAACATGTCCAACATCAAGTCGGTACGGGCTGATATTTGGCCTGTTGCGTACACCCGCGACGAAATGCAGATTGGCTGCCAGCGCCATACACTCGTTGAATGGTGGGCATTTGGAGATGATGAAATCTCGCGCATGGATAGCCGCGCACTGGTTTGGTGGAAAGTCTGGAAGCCAATTCTGCAAGCCATGATTGCAGCTAGTCCTGCCGAGCCGACTGGTTACGTCGAGAAAGAAGGTGACGCTGAATGATCGCACTAGAACACGCACCTTGGGCCGCTGCTGGCATGTTTGCGATGCTGGCCGTGTGTTCGGTTGTAATCGTCTGGGCTTGGTCGGTGATCGAGCAGGAGTGGGAAATGGCCAAGCGGAAGGATGGCGGCGATGACTGACATGGTAGAGGTAAAGGTATCTGAGCTGATCGGTCCGGCGCTGGATTGGGCTGTAGGCTTGGCAGTAGCTGGCAAGCCGATAGCCTGCACCGGCAGCGTGCCGCGCTGGAAGTTCACGATGCTCGAAGCATCCGTGTGGCCAGGCGACATCGAGCTTGGCGACATCGAGCGATACCAGCCTTCCACCGTTTGGGGTGATGGCGGCCCACTGCTGGAAAAGCACTGCATCGAGATCAGCATCGGCGACGAGGAATACTGGGCGAACAGAACCTGCACCAGTCGCTATGATGACGAGCCGCGCCGATATGCGGGCGACACAATGCTGATCGCCGCCTGCCGCGCAATCGTTGCCGCCAAGTTCGGCGACACCGTATCCGTACCAAAGGAGCTAATGCCATGACCATAGCCATCATCCTTGGCCTTATATGCTCAGCATGCGCATTAGGAGGGGGTGTGGCCATGGCGTTGCTTAGGGCCGGCGCAGAGTACGATCAACAAATGGACATGAGTGCAGAGGATAAGAAAGATGAGTGACAAATACGCAGAGCTGCGGAGGCTGGCTGAGGCTTCATACGCAGAAGGCGACTGGTATGACTACAAAAGTGTAAGCGAATTTCCTGAATATCCAGTTGATAGAGGCTATGTAGTCAAGGCAGCACCTTCCACCATACTATCCCTTCTCGACGAATTGGAGGCGTGCAGGAAGGATGCGGAACGGTATCGAAAGATAAGAGAGTGCGGTGATAAATGGCACGAACTTGCCGTCTATGACTGGTCAGGCGCAATAGATCCTGACGAGCTGGATAATGCAGTAGACGCCATGCAGGAGCAAAAGCCATGAGTACTACAACTGAAATGACCTACGAAGAACTGCGTTGCGCGCTTGAGGTTGCGACCGAGAACCGGCGCATCCTGGCTCAGGCTGTGCTTGATTGGGACAAAGCAGAAGATGCCTTTGTCATCATGGAGAAAATGGATCGCATGCTGTCGCTTGCCGAGGAAATGGTTAAGTGAGCGAAGCTCCAAAGCCGCGCCACTGGTTCGCGCCCGGCGTAAACAGCCTTCGCGGTATCTTTGTCGCGGCATGGGCCTACGCTAACGATCTGGCGATTGGTCACGCTGTCGAACTGATCGTCAGGCCGGTGAAGTCGCGCCGGTCTATCATCGCAAACGCCAAGATGTGGGCTATGCTGGCCGACATTGCGCGCCAGGTTGAGTGGCCAGTTAACGGCGTGATGACCAGGCTAGACGCCGAGGACTGGAAGGCGCTTATCACCGCTGCGGCAAAGAACGAGATTCGGATGGCGCAGGGTATCAATGGCGGCGTGGTCATGCTCGGGGTCAGTACCCGCAAGATGACCGTGGAAGAAATGAGCAACGTAATCGAGCAGCTTTACGCATTCGGCGCCGAGCGTGGCGTTGTGTGGAGCGAGCGAGCTAAGCAGGAAATACCGGAGAGTTGGGAGGAGTGATGCGTAATCTTGAATGGTTTGACGGGTCGCCGGATAAGCTGGAGCCGGGGATGTTCTTTCAGCATAAAGACTACGAAGGTGGTTTCCTGATTGGGCATGGTGATGGTTTTGGCTGGCTGACAGACTTTAGCCGGATTGTCCGCTGGGCCTGGGTAATCAAGCCCCACGAACTAGAATGGGCTGCCGACATGGCAGGTAAGCACGCAAAGGGGAGGCCGGAGCAATGAGCATTACAGCGCCGGATATTCTGGACAAGGCAGCAAGCCATATGCGTGATCGCGCCAGCACCTACGACAGCGCAAAGGGTGAGCGCAGCATGGGTAAGGCTGTAACCATGTTCAACGCCTGCCACGGCACACAGCTAACCGAGGAACAGGGCTGGCACCTGATGGAGCTGGTCAAGCATGTTCGGTACTTTACGGCGCCCGACTACCACGCCGACAGCGTAGAGGATGGGGCTGCTTATGCGGCGCTTCGCGGTGAGGCTGGAGCGGCAAAGGCATATGAGCCAGCCTCAGAGATTGACGACGAAAGCGAGCGAATCCATGCAATCGGCCAAAACGGAAACACGGCAGAACACTATGCCGAGTAAGGCGCCAAAGCGTAAAAAGTGCAAAGTCTGTCGCGGTTCATTTGAGCCGCGCCACTCTCAGCATATCGTCTGCTCGGTCGAATGCCTTGGCGCGTACATGGAGAAGCGTAAGAATGCCAAGGAAGCAAAGCTAGCCAAGCTGGACAGGCAGCAGCACAGGGAGAGGAAGGAGAAGCTAAAGACGCTGGCGGATTACAAGCGCGAGGCTCAGGCGGCGGTTAACGCCTATGTGCGGCTGCGTGATGCGCATCTAGGCTGCGTTAGCTGCGACAAGCCTGCAACCTGGCAAGGGCAATGGCACGCATCGCATTTTCGTAGCGTAGGCTCGGCACCTCACTTGCGGTTCGACCTGCGCAACATTCACAAGGCTTGCAGCGTCTGCAATAACTGGCTTAGCGGCAACCTGCTGCACTACCGTCCCAAGCTGGTTGATCGCATTGGATTGGAAGCCGTAGAGGCGCTAGAAGCCGATCAGGAGCCGCGCCATTACAGCGTCGATGACTTGAAAGCCATAGCCAAGGAATACAGAGCCAAGACGCGCGAACTGAAACGAAAACTGGATGAATCAACAGGTTTGCAATAGGGAGGAATGTGCTAAAGTTTGGGTGTGGTGAATGCGGGAGCTAAACCCGCGCAGGGCCGAAAGACGTCGGAAGCGTTCGGGTAATCAGAGGGGCCTGCCGAACAGATGCCAGAGTGATGGACTGGCCGCCACAGATCAAAGTCAAGATCGACGGGTCTTGATGGCGTCTGACAGCCGGAAAGACGGCCCAATGTTGGCGTGCCTTCATTGGAGTGCATCTAGGGATAGCCAAGTACGTAAGGTGGCTCGCTACCCAATATGGATGCACTACCAATGCAGGTATAGAGCAGTGGTGATGCTCAAGGTATTCCCTATTGAAGGGTGATCCGTACCGGGTGCCACAAGCGATGAGAAACGATAAGACACCCAAGCCTGATTCACTCCAGGCCCTGCATTACTAACATCGGCATTCCGTGCGGCAGGCTGCGAGAATGTTGATTAGGCGATCTGGTGAACGCTCCCGGCGCACCTCTCCGCCGATGGCGATCCAGCGTCAAGCCTCCAGCCGGGGTGCCAGTTTCCCATCTTTCTGGCTTCCTTTACCGTGTGTGGCGGGCGCACATGGCGACAGAGCCCGCAACCTTTAAACCATGAGAGACGCAAGATGAGCAATCCGGTTTTCAACACCTACATGCAAGGCGCAATCGAATACAAGGCAGTAGGCCATGTGTCGATGCTGACTGTGTTTGGTGTTAGCGTGTACAAGCGCGTTGGTGACGTTAAGTGGCTGCTTGGTTTGGTGTGGGGTAAGTAATGGCCCTTACTCCCAAGCAAGAGAATTTCTGTCTGGCGTACCTTGAAACGGGTAACGCCAGCGAGGCTTATCGTCGTTCGTATGACGCTGAGAACATGACGCCGGAGTCAGTCAATCGCAAGGCAAAGGAACTGATTGACAACGGCAAGATTGCGGCACGGCTTTCGGAGCTGCGCGCGCCTGTAATTGCCAAGGCTCAACTGACCGTAGAAGACCTACTTGCCGAGCTTGAGGAAGCGCGCAAACTGGCCATTGATACCGAGACACCGGCACCAGCTGTATCGGCCACAATGGGCAAAGCAAAGCTGCTTGGCCTGGACAAACAAGTGGTAGACCACAACATCCGGGTAGTAGATGACGGCTCGCATGGATGGTGAACCTAGCTTTATTCCGCAAACACGTTAAAGACAACTCGCCGGCCTTTGTGCCGGCTTTTGTCGATCAGAGCCGGTATCAAGTCCTTTGGGGTGGAGCTGGCAGCGGCAAGTCGCACATAGTCGCCCGCAAGATTCTGTACCGCCTGCTGAAAGAGCAGGACGTCAAGCACAACTTCCTAGTGATTCGTAAGGTAGACCGCACGATTAAGCGGTCTGTATTTACGCTGATTCGCAACATCATCAGCCGCTGGGGCCTGGTTGATCAGTTTGATGTCAACCTCACTGACAAAACGATCACCTACAAGCCGAACGGATCGCAGATCATGTTTAGCGGCTTGGATGACGTGGAAAAGCTCAAGTCTATTGAGGGCGTGACTTCTATATGGTGCGAGGAAGCCACCGAGCTGACGCAAGAGGACTTTGAGCAGCTTGACCTGCGCCTTCGTGGTGAGCATGGATGCCTAAAGCAAATCATCCTGACGCTAAACCCAATTAGCGAACAACACTGGATCAAGCGCATCTTCTTTGATGACCCCATGCAAGGGGTCTTTACCCTTCACACCACCTACCTTGACAACGCATTCATCGACGATGAATACAAGATGGTGATGGAGAACAAAAAGAAGACGAACCCGCGCTATTACAACATCTATGCCCTGGGGAATTGGGGTACTGCCGAGGGTCTGGTATTCACCAACGTCACGCAGCGCCTAATCAGGCCGGAGGAGATTGAGGGCCTAGAATGTGTCCAGGGCTTGGACTTCGGCTACACGAACGACCCGACAGCGTTTAACCAGTCTTACATTGACCTCCAGGCCAAGCGGATATACGTCTATGACGGCTTCTATGAGAAGGGCATGACCAATGCCCAAATCGCAGACGCTATCAAGCGCATGGAAGCGCACAAGCACAAGACGACAGCCGACTGCTCCGAGCCAAAGTCCATTGATTACATCAAGGGTAAGGGCGTACGCATCGAGGGCGCGCTAAAGGGCAAAGACTCGGTAAATGCGGGAATCGACTTCCTCAGCGAGTTTGAGATCATTGTCAATGCCCATCTGGTAGAATTCATGACAGAATTCAACAACTACAGTTGGGCATTGGATAAAGACGGCAAGCCGACTAACAAGCCCGTAGACGATTTCAACCATTTCATAGACTCATTGCGCTATGCTGTTGAAGGCAAAATGAAGCGCAGGAAGTCAATTTACAGCTAGGTGCCAGCATGTTCGGACGAAAGAAAGCGGAACCCGAAAAAAAGGAAGAACCGACTTCCGTTCGCAAATCTATGTACAGCACGGATGGAGAGCCTGGGCGAGTGCTTAACCCGCTGCAAAAGCTGGCGATGATTGAGCAGCACTTTATAACGCCGGCTATGTCGGGCACTGGCCAGGATAGCCCAACCGGGCTTATCCCGAGCTTCAAAGCAGAGCTAGGCGCATTCGCTGGCGCCCCTGATTCGCAATTCCTTTGGTACTCGGCCCAAGGCTTCATCGGCTACCAAGTCGCGGCCATCATGGCTCAGCACTGGCTAGTGGATAAGTGCTGCCTGATGCCTGCGCGTGATGCCGTGCGTGTTGGGTATGACGTGAGCATTGCGGGAGAGCATCCTCGCGCTGACGAGATCGTCGAGGCGTTCAAAAAGCAGGACAAGCGATACGGCATCAATAAGGCCATGACGGAGTTTATCCACATGGGCCGAGTGTACGGCGTGCGTGTGGCTATCTTCCGTGTTGAGTCCAGCGATCCCGACTACTACGCAAAGCCGTTCAACCCTGACGGCGTGACGCCAGGTAGTTACAAAGGCATTTCGCAGATTGACCCTATCTGGTGTGTGCCTGAGCTAACCAGCGCATCAGTAGAAGATCCGGCAAATATGCGGTTCTATCAACCGGAGTTCTATGTAGTCGGCGGACAGCGTTACCACCGCTCGCATCTGTGCGTTTATGTCCCGTTCCCGGTGGCTGACAGTCTCAAGCCGGCATATCAGTACGGTGGCCCTAGCCTTCCGCAGCGCATCTATGAGCGCGTCTATGCGGCTGAGCGTACGGCTAACGAAGCGCCACAACTGGCGATGACTAAGCGCCTTGTTGTGCACAAAACGGATGGTTCGTCTTTTTGGTCAAACCTTACCGAATCGCTCAAACGAACCTTTGACTTTACCGAGGTGCGCGACAACTACGGCGTGATGGTTATCGACAAGGAGGACGATGACATACTCCAGCACGACACCAGCTTGGCCGACCTCGATGCTGTCATCATGACGCAATACCAGATCGTTGCCGCGATTGCCGAGGTTCCAGCGACCAAGCTGCTTAGCACTCAGCCCAAGGGCTTCAATTCGACCGGCGACTATGAGGCCGAGAGCTACCGCCAGACCCTAGAGTCGATCCAGTGCAATGACCTGCAACCGCTGCTGGATAAGCATCACAAAATGGTGTGGCTGAGCGAGATCAAGCCGAAGCTGGGCATCACTGAGGAATTGGAGTTCGAGGCAACCTGGCGCCCGCTGGACAGCCCGACCGCCGCAGAGTGGGCCGCTATCAATCTGCAAAAGGCGCAGACCGCGCAAATCTACGCAGGCATGGGCGCTATCGACGGCGAGGATGTGCGCCAGCAACTGCGCCAGGATAAGGACAGCGACTTTTTCGGCCTTGTGGAAGAAACGGAACTAGACCTGAATGACGACCCGGAAGCCGAAGCTAACCCGCAAGCGTGAGCAGTATGTCAAAGAGAGGGCATCCGGCGTTCTAGTCGGAAAGCCCTTGACGTACTCGGCTGCGCAGATGGAAAAGTATTCGGCATCAATGGGCCGCCTGATTGATGCCATGTTTAAAGACTACGCCAAAGAATTGGCGTCAGTGTTTCGGCAGAACGAAGTCATCACGATTCAGGATGCTGCAATGGACGCCAGCATCAGCAGCCAGGCCCGTATCCTGCTGAATGCACTGCGCCGCAAGTGGGGGCGCATCTTTGCACGCGAGGCGCCGAAGATCGTTGAGCGCATGGTTAGTGGCGTGGACAAGGCCGAGCAGGCGCAGCTAAAGGAGTCGCTCAAGCAGCTCAGCGGCGGGATCACGCTCAAGACTGACGTTATGCCAGCCGCATTGCAGCAGGCCGTCAAGGCTTCGATTGCCGAGAACGTGGCTCTAATCAAGTCCATCGAGTCACGCTACCACACGCAGATTGAAGGCGCTGTAATGCGCTCGCTGCAACCTGGCGGGCGTGGCATGGCTGACGTGCGCGACTTCCTTGAGCATTACAAGGGCGTGACGGATCGGCGAAAGGACGTTATCGCTAAGGACCAGGTGCGCAAGGTTCAAACTTCAATGAACGTCGAGCGCGCCAAGTCGGCTGGCATAAAGAAATTCAGGTGGCTGCATAGTCGGGGCGGCTCAGAGCCTAGACCTGACCATGTGGCAATGAGCGGAAACGTGTATTCTTATGATGATCCGCCCGTAATAGACAGGCGGACGGGCGAGCGTGGCTTTCCTGGCCAAGCGATTAACTGCCGCTGCCAGATGATTCCTGTACTTGAATGGGGCGACGAAGAATAGGCCGGAGCGGGGCCGCAGACACGGATAAACCGACATGGTTATGCGTTACACGATTACCGGACCTGTCGCTGATGGCAGTTATACCAGCGACGCAATGAACGCCAGTTACTCCCGCTGTGAGCTGTCGTATATCCGATTCTTTGATTCAAACGGTGCGCAGGTAACGCCTAGCGCCGGAACTGTTGTTTTCTCTGGAAGTCCGGACGGCGTGAACTACCGCGATATTGAAGGCGGTTCGTTTATGGCTTCGTCGGCTTATTCTGGTAGCCGTGTGCCTCCCTATGGTGAGGGCTTGATGGTGAATGCTCGCATTACCCTTGCTGGGGTAGCGGGCGCCTCAACCTTTGAAGCCGTAGTATGGAGGGACTGACGTGACCTACCGAACCGGAGTTCCACCGCGCAACGCCATTCTAGGCAATCGTGTCGGCGTTATCGGCACTTCCCTTGTGCAGCAAAATGACGTGGCCACCGCTGCGAAGATTAGCCACTGGAATCGAGGATGGCTTTCGTGGGCGCGCTACTTCTCTAAAGGCCGCTTCACTTGCGAGATATGGCACGACACTACCGTCTATCCAGGCTGGGAACCGTCTCAAGTTCCGGGGGCAACTCGAAACTTTCGAGGATATAACGCCGGGGTATCTGGCCAGACTGCCGCACTGATTGAGGCCCGCGCCGCTTTTCTGGCTGATTCGGTAAAGTGCGACATCATCATTATTGACTCCGGCACCAACGATATGGCGCCGGTAGCCAAGGAAACGATTCAGGCAATGCGTGAAAGCCTAGCGCGATATTACCTGTCGCGGGGGATTGTGGTTGTAATGCTGCCAATCCTTAGCCGTGGTACTGGATCATGGCCTCAAGGTGGTGCAGAAAGACCAAAGGCAGCATGGATCAATCAGAAAACGCGAGACTTCTGCGCACTGACTGAAAACTGCTATCTGTTTGACTGGAACCTACCTTGGGTAGACCCGGCTAGCGCTGATGGCGCTCCCCGTGCCGGTTACTCAAACGACAATATCCACTTTGCGCCACCGGGCGGCGTTGCAGATGGCGAGGCATTGGCTAACTTCATGGTTCGCCTGCTGCCTGATCCTGCGCCGCGCGTATGGTCGGCTGACGACAAATTCAACGCCACTCACAACCCTCTAGGCAACCTGCTTACTAACCCGTTTTGCACCGGCACTGGCGGCACTGCTGTGGCCTCTGGTGCGACTGGTACTGTGGCGACTGGTATGCGCGTTGAGGTATCGAGCGGCGCCGCCACGGTGGCATGCACCAAAGAGACCCGCGCCGATGGCCGAGGCGACTATCAGGTGCTGACCTGCACGCCTGGTGCGACTGACAGCCTGATCTACTTCCGCACGAACAGTGCCGACACTGCGCACACTTATCCAGCGGGCACTTGGGTACAAGCTTCGGTTGAGTGCGATATTGGCAGTTTCAACGGCTGGCAGGGCGTCAGCCTTTACCTGAAAGACAACGGTACAAACGGCCTGATCGCCTACGACATGGAGCCGTTCGATGACGGTGCTGGCTACATCAAGCTGCCGACCCGCGCGATGAGCAACGGGATGTTGCTGACGCCGCCGATCCAGCTCGTCAGCGGCAGCGCCACGTTACGTTGGCGGGTAGAGGTTCGCGTCGGATCGACTGGGGGCGGCGCTTCTGGAACTGGGGTGGTGAAGTTTGGCGCGGTTGAATTGCGCACTGCGGCAGACCCACGCGAAATTGCACGTTATAGGTAGTACGTCATGGCCTACAGATTCCAGATTCAAAGCCCGGCCACTGAGACGGCCATCATGGGCGCCGACTTCATTGGCGGGATGGTCTTCATCCAGTTCTTCAACGGCGGCGGCTCTCCTGTCACTCCAACAGGCCGCCCGGTAGTTGAGCGCAGCGAGTACGCAACGGGGAATGTATGGCGCACGGTTGAACCATTCAGCGCCGGGGAATGGCGGTTCAATGCCTACGCCCAGCGCGTGCGCGTGAACATGGCAGGCGTTAGCGGTTATGCCTCATACCGTGCCGAGGTGTATCGCTGTAATGAGCCTGTGACCATGGTTCCCGATGGGGCCTATACTGGGATGCGCGCTAATGTCGTCCAGTATTACGACGAGATCAACAAGAAGCGGGGCGCCCAATGGGAGGCTAGCAGGCTGATCACTATTGCTGACAACCTGCCGGCCAGTAACGCCTACTCCATTCTCCGAACAGGCTCCAAGCCGGTTGACCTGAAAGCGCGCGCATTCGGCTATACCGGGCTTGGCGTGATTGGCCGCATCTACGAAGGGCCGACCTATAGCGGCGGTACTGCTGACCCTTGGTACAACATGAACACGCAATACATTGGCCAGCAGCCAGAGGCTCAGCTTCTCACTGGATTTACGCTGACTGCTCTTGGCACTAAGTGCGGCGCCGACATTATCGCTATCGGCCCGATCAGCAACCAATCGCGTGGTTCGGTCGTGCATGAGTACGCGCGCAACCGGATATTGCCAAAACCGAACACGGCCTACCTGCTAGAGATCGCAAGCATTGATCCTGCATCGCAGCAGGTCTCTGCACGCGTCGAGATGTATGAGGGCGGACTAGACTGGCCGATTCCTATTTGAGCGCCAGACTATTGACGCGCCAGAAAATTTGCTATCATCATTGGCAACAACCAATCCTCGACGGATTTTTGGCGAATGACAGCACAGGCTGTAGACCTTAACGGTTACATCGAGATCAAGGGAAACCCGATTAGCAAAGTCGGCGTGTTCCCCTATCTCGGTCGTGAGATTGGCGCGCCTGATCCTGATGCAGTGTATTACGTCTATCGTCCAGAGGAAGAGCTGGCCAGCCCGGAGGCCATCGAGTCTTTTAAGCTGATGCCGCTGGTTGACGAGCATTCCATGCTTGGCAGCGAGGACGAAGGGCTAACCCCCGCTGAGCGCAAAGGCGTTCAAGGCGTGATTGGCGAGGACGTGTACTTCGATCCGCCCTATCTGCGCGGCAACATCAAGCTGTATTCCGAGGCGGCCAAAGGACTGGTTAAGTCAGGCGCTAAGCGCGAACTCTCCCCCGGCTACCGCTGTATCTATGACTTCACGCCCGGCGTGTTTGATGGCCAAAAATATGACGCCATCCAGCGCACCATTCGGGCAAACCATCTTGCACTTGTGGAAGAGGGCCGGACGGGGCCTGACGTTGCGGTGCTTGATCACATGCGCTTTGCGCTCGATTCAAACCAATTGAAGGAGGCTGTCATGGCCGATGAAAACATGAGCGGCGGTGAAGCCTCCGCAAAAATCAAGGAGCTGCTTGACCAGCTCAAGCCCCTGATTGCCGAGCAAGAAAGTGTTCGCGGCATGATGGAAGAAATGGGCATCAAACTCGGCAAGGCTGACGAGTCCGAAGGCGAGCGTGTCGAGGAAGTCGAGAAAGCCATGGGCGACGAAGAAGTGACCGCCGAAGTGGTTGAGGACGAGGAAGTGGTCGAAGTTAAGACCGAGGACAAGTGTGACGCCATGGATGCCCTGCGCAAGCAAGTGGCAGACCTGACCAAGCGCCTGGCCCAAGTTCAAGACTCCGGCGCCCTGATCGCCTCCATCGCTGATCGTGACGCCCTGGCTAACAAAGTGAGCGACTTTGTGGGCACCTTCGACCACGCCCATATGACCGCCTCGCAAGTGGCCGAGTACGGCGTTAAGAAGCTGGGCATCCCGTGCTCCAAGGGCCAAGAGCGCGTAGCACTCGACGCCTGGATGCATGGTCGCACCCCGGAATACCGTAAGCCTACCTTCGCCGCTGACTCCAGCGCCAAGGTTGTCGATCTTCAAAACCTTTGGAAGGAGGCATAATCATGGCCTTTCCCGCTACTACCATTTCCGATCTGGTCTCCGGAATTCCGGGTGAGCTGAGCTTTGACGTTCCGTATACCGGCGTTGCTGCTGTGATCAACTCCGGCTCCGCTGCTAACAACGTGTTTGGCCGCGCCATGACCTACGTTGACGAAGCTGTCGAAACTGTCGGCGCCGGTGGCACTGGCCTTTTCGCTGGCATTCTGGTCAACCCGAAAGGCTATGCCGTCAACGAACTGTCCAGCACTGGCGACGTTGTTCCGAACGGCTCCCCGGTTGAGCTGATGCGCGAAGGCGAGTGCTATGTACTGCTGAGCGCTGGCACTGCTGTAACCATCGGCGATCCGATCTACTTCGTCAACGCTGATGGCACCCTCGGTGCTGGTACTGCTGGCGCTGGCCAGACTCAAATCGTCGGCGCCACCGTGTTCCGTCATAACCCGAGCGCTGCTAACGCACCGTCGCTCGCTACCATTCGCATCAAAGCGTAAGGAGTCCGAGCGATGAAAGTTTCGGAAATTAAGCACTCTGTAACTGGCCGTGAGCTGGCCAGCCGCAAGCCTGTTCAGCTCAAGCCGGAGCAGTGCGTCGGCGCGATGGACTCGCTGTCTGCTATCGGCATCCACGGTTTTGACCAAGCTGTGCATGCGGCTATGGACACTGCCCTGGTTGGCCCTGCTGCTCGTTCTGGCGCTAGCCTGCAACAGTTCCTGCAAGTCTGGCTGCCGGGCCTGGTTCGTCAGCTCACCAACGTGCGCCTGATTGACCGCATCGCAGGCATGACTCAGGCTGGCAACTGGTATGATGATGTTGTGATTCAGCAAGTCGCCACTCCGGTAGCCAAGGCTGAGCTGTACGGTGATAACACCAACGTACCGCTGGCAAGCTACGGCCACACCTACGAGACTCGCGGCATTGTTCGTTACGAGCAAGGTTTCGAGGTCACTCAATTGGCCGAGGCCCGCGAAGCTGCCGGCATGATCAACATGGCCGCCGAGAAGCGCGGCTCTGCCGTTCTGTCGCTGGAGATCGCCCGTAACCGTCTGGGCTTCTACGGCTTCTTCAACGGCGCTACTCGCGCTTTTGGTCTGCTGAACGATCCGGGTCTGCCGGCTTACACCAGTCCGGCCAAGGTCTACGGCCTGATGACATTTGAAGAACTGACCACTGAAATCGGTGATCAGATCGGCGCAATCATCGTGGCATCCGGTGGCAACGTAGAACAGAACTCGGCCTTCACCGCCGTGCTGCCGAACGGCTATCAGACCCTGATGACCAAGCCGAACATCTACGGCATGACCGTGCTGGAGTGGTCCAAGCAGAACTACCCGAACCTGCGCTTCGAGTACGCCCCGGAGTTCATCGCCGCTAACGGTGGGGCAAACGTGGCTTACTACTTCGCCGATGCCGTGGAAGACGGTTCGACCGATGGCGGTCAGGCTATCATCCAAGTAGTTCCGGCTAAGTTCTTCAACATCGGCTCCGAGCGTCGCGTTAAGGGCTACATTGAAGACTTCGGCATGGCTACTGCTGGCGTGATGGTTAAGCGCCCGTACCTGTTCCGCCGCCGCACTGCTGTGTAACTCCCCTTGCCGCCCGCTTGGATAGGGGCGGCTCTTTTCTACCTTGGAGCATAATTCAATGGCCAATGACGTATTCGTTTATAGCACCCTCACCGATTCCGTGGTTTACACCTTGGAGAACGGCAAAGAGGTGCTTATCGCTGGCGGCGCAAACGTGCCGGATCAGCACTTCTACACTCCTCAAGGCGTTGTGACGAAGGTTAGTGACGCAGACCTTAATCTGCTCAAGAATAACCGCGTGTTCCAGCTGCACCACAAAAACGGCTTCCTCAAGTGGACTGACAAGAAAGTCGAAGTTGAAGCTGTTGTAGCTGACATGCAAGGCGCCGATGACGCAGCCCCGGACACTGAGGCCGATGCCGAAGTGGTCGAGAAAAAGACCGGCACAAAAGTGCGCGCCAAGCGAGGCGAATAAGCCATGTTCCCGCTAGCCACATTCCGCACCCTGTACCCTCAGTTTGCATCGGTGAGCGATGCCGTGGTGCAGGCTACCGCTGAGCAAGCCTTGTGCTTTATCAGCGATACCGGGTGCGAATGTGGCGATACGGGCTGGATGCTGATGACTGCGCACTTGCTGCAACTGAATCAGGCTGCGCAGTCTGGCACCGGAGTGCTTGGTCCTGTTGCATCTGCAACAATCGGCAGCGTTTCTGTCTCATATCAGACGCCTCCTTACGGCAGCAGCGAGTACAAGTATTGGCTTGGCGGTACACCCTACGGCGCACAACTGCTGGCTCTGCTGGCTCGCTGCTCTGCTGGCGGCGTTTATATAGGTGGATCGCCTGAGCGTGCCGCATTCCGTAGAGTTGGTGGCGGGTTCCCGAACAGGGGCAGGCTGTGGCTACCGTAAAGCGTAGCGGACCTGGCATTGCCGCGCTGAAAACAGAGATCGCCAACCTTGAGCGCAAGCGTGCTGAGGTTGGTTTCTTTGATACTTCGCGCTATCCAGATGGAACGCCTGTGGCTTACATCGCCACGATTCAGGAGTTCGGATCGCCTCAGAACGGCATTCCGCCGCGCTCGTTTATGCGCTCGACCATTCAAGAGCAGCGCGAGGCATGGCAGCAGACTTTGGCTCAAGGCGCCAAACGCGTGCTATCTGGTCGCATGACTACTCTGCAAATGCTGGAGTCGTTTGGCCTTAGCGTGGTTGGCCAGATCAAAGAGAAGATTGTGGAAATCACTCAGCCCGCGCTGTCTGCATCCACGATCTATAACCGCCTGAATCGCAAAGACAAGCCGAAGAACACCAGCACTAAACCGCTGGTAGACACCGGAATCATGCTTTCCAGCGTTGACAGCAAGGTAAGCGACAAATGATTCCCGGCGCTAACTTACTTGGCATCGCATTCGGCGCTATTGCTCAGCAGACGATTCAGCACCTATCCGCTATCGGGCGCACTCAGAACGAAGTGGGCGCATGGGTAACTGAATACGCGCAAGCCGTAGACGTGCGCGTGTCTTGGCAGCCTGTGGACGCTAAGAAGTATGAGCAGCTCGGCCTTGATCTAGCTAAGGAATACCACACCATTTGGATGAAGGCGCCTATCTCTGGAATCCAGCGCGGAAAGTCTCCTGATCGATTCATTGAGGGCGCCAAGTTGCATGAGGTGGTGGACGTTAAGGACTGGTACGGCCAGGACGGCTGGGTCGAAATCTTGGTGATTGATATAGGGCCTGCGGAATGACTGACTTAGAGCTTCGCATCTTTGTCCGCGCCCAACTGCTGGCGTTGCTGCCTCTATATGACATCACGGACGTTTTGGTCATCGCCAACAATCAGCCGACCACGGAAGGCCGCAACACGGACG